GGTCACTCTTTGGCGTAACAACGTCGGCGCGGCGTACTTGAAGGACGGGAGTTTTCTCCGGTACGGCCTGGCGAACGATACCAAAGCCCTAAACGAGAAGTTCAAGTCGTCCGACCTGGTCGGGATACGCCCCGTCCTGATTACCCAGGCCCACGTCGGCCACGTCCTCGGGCAGTTCGTCGCCAGGGAATGCAAGCCCGAGGGCTGGCGGTTCTCCGGGACCGACCGGGAAAACGCCCAGCTTCGGTTTATTGAGTTCGTGAACGCGAAGGGCGGCGACGCCCGTTTCGCAAATGGCGAGGGTACGCTATCGTGACCCCCTGCCAGTTCTGCGGCTACCCGTTCGACCAGGAGGCGGCCGGCGCCTACGGCTGCCCGAATTGCGAGGGCGCCGGTATTGACGGCGTCGACACTAAAGTATTACCCTCCCCCGGCACTAACCCAAAAACAAAGGTTCATAACATGACCGAACGAAAGCGTCTTCCCCGGCTGCCGCCGGACGAACGCCGCGCCGAACTTCTCGACGTGGCCCTTAACCTGGCGAAGCGTAAGGGGTACCTGAACCTTACCCGCGACGGCCTGGCCCTGGCCGCCAAATGTTCGCAGGGGCTCGTAACGAAGCGTTTCGGGACGATGGAAAAACTTCGTAAAGAGGTCATGCGCGCGGCCGTGGCGCGCGGCGTTCTCGAAGTCGTGGCGCAGGGTATCGCCGCGAAGGACCCGGTCGCGATGCGCGCCCCGTCCGAACTGAAAGCCCAGGCGGCGGGAACGCTCGCTTAACGCCCAACAAAAACAACGGCGGCCAAAATGCAGAAGTTACCCGATGCGCTCGCACCGTTCGGCGCATACCGGCAGTTCATCGCCTACACGCTCGTTCCCCGGAACGACGGGACCGGGAAGGTCGATAAGTTCCCGGTCGATTGCAGAACCGGCAAAGTCGCCAGCGCCCACGACCCGGCGATATGGACCGACGCCCAAACCGCGCTCGCCACGGTCAACGCCTGGGGCGCCCCGTACGGCGTGGGCTTCGTCTTCACGGAAAACGACCCGTTCTTTTTCCTGGATATCGACGGCTGCCTTCTGCCCGATGGTTCCGGCTGGACCCCGAACGCGCTCGCCTTGCTGAAATGGTTCCCCGGCGCCGCCGTGGAAGTGTCGCAGTCGGGGCGCGGTCTCCATATTTTCGGCGCGGGCGTCTGTCCGGCCCACGGCTGCAAGAACGCCGCGCTCGGCTTGGAGTTCTACACGTCCGGCCGCTTCGTCGCCCTGACCGGGACGAACGCCGTCGGCTCGGCCGCGCTCGACTTCTCGGCGGTTCTCCCGAGCTTCGTCGCGCAGCTGTTCCCGCCCACGGCCGACGCTGACCTGGTCGACTGGACCGAAGGCCCCGTCGAGGGCTGGGCAGGCCCGACCGACGACGAACAGCTGATTAACGTCGCGCTTCGGTCCTCGTCGGCTGCCTCGGCCTTTGGCAATCGCGCGAGCTTCCGCGACCTCTGGGAGCGTAACGAGGACGTTCTGGCGCGCGTGTACCCCGAGGCCGGCGGCAAGTCGCGGCCCTACGACGAGTCGACCGCCGACGCCGCCCTGGCGCAACATTTGGCGTTCTGGACCGGGAACGACTGCGAGCGTATTCGCCGCCTCATGCAACGCTCGGCCCTGGTCCGCGACAAATGGGAGCGCGCCGACTACCTGCCGCGAACCATCCTTCGCGCGTGTTCGCTTCAAAAGACGTGGGCGACCGGCTGGACCCAGTCGACGACCGTCCCCGCCGCCACGCCGGCCGCAGGCGCTACGCCTGACGCCGAGCCGGTCCTGGTCGCTGGCGCCCAGTTTATGCCCGTCGATATGCAGCGCGAATACTTCCGGGGCTGCGTCTATGTTTGCGAGGACCATCGTATTCTGGTCCCTGGCGGTCGCCTCCTGAAACCCGAACAGTTCCGCGTAATGTTCGGCGGCTACACGTTCCCGATGGATACCGCGAACGAGAAGGTCACGCGCAACGCCTGGGAAGTTTTCAGCGAGTCGCAGGCCGTCCGATTCCCGAAGGCCGACGGCGCGTGTTTCCGCCCCGACCTGGAACCCGGCGCCATTGTCGAGAACGACGGCGTTAGCCGCGTGAACATTTACTGGCCCGTCGAGGTTCGTCGCGAGGCCGGCGACGTCGGTCCGTTTCTGCGTCATCTTGCGAAGGTCATCCCGAACGAGCGCGACCAGGCGATTCTACTCGCGTACATGGCCGCTTGCGTTCAGTACAAAGGCGTAAAATTCCAGTGGGCGCCGTTCTTGCAGGGCGCGGAAGGCAACGGGAAAACCCTCTTTACCCGCTGCGTCGCGTACGCCGTGGGCGACCGATACTCGCACTTCCCGAAGGCGCAGGAAATCGCCAGTAAGTTTAACGACTGGATGTTCGGGACGATTTTTATCGGCGTCGAGGATATCTATGTTCCCGACTCGAAGGCCGACGTCTGGGAAGCCCTTAAACCGATGATTACGTCGGACCGCCTCGAAATCGAAGGCAAGGGCGGCAAAAAGGTAACGCTCGGCGTTTGCTGTAATTTCCTGATTAACTCGAACCATAAGGACGGCCTTCGGAAAACGCGAAACGACCGCCGAATCGCCCCGTTCTTCACGGCGCAGCAAACGGACGCCGACCTGGCGCGCGACGGCATGACCGGGACGTATTTCGTCGACCTTTACGACTGGCTGAAAGGTACCGGCCGCTTCGCTGGCGCGGCCCCGGGTTACGCCCACGTCGCCGAGTTTTTGCAGACCTACGCAATCCCCGACGAACTGAACCCGGCGAAAGACTGCCACCGCGCGCCCGTCACGTCGTCGACCGAAGCCGCTATCGCCGCCGGCCTGGGAAGCATCGAACAGGAAATTATCGAAGCTATCGAACAAGGCGTTCCGGGTTTCGCGAACGGCTGGGTCTCGTCGATTGCGCTCGACCGCCTCCTGGAAAAGCTGAACCGCTCGCGAGCGGTCCCGCCGAACAAACGCCGCGACCTCCTGGTTTCGCTCGGGTACGACTGGCATCCCGGCCTAGTTCAAGGCCGCGTTAACAACATAATCGCCCCCGACAACGGGAAGCCGCGCCTCTTTATCCGCCAGGGGCATATCGCCGCCCAGCTGGTCGGCCCGGCCAACATTGCCAGGGCGTACACGGAAGCCCAGGGCGGCAGCGTCGCCAGCGTGAAGGCTGCCCAGGTATTCGCGGCGCCGCCTCCCCCGCCTTCGAACTAACCGTTCGTTCGCCGACGAATGGTTAGTGACGGCGCCGGCACTAACGGGTTAGGATGCTCGCATACCAACCGAACAGGGAAACCGCAGAAATGAACCGCCAGATTATCGAAGCCTTCGTCGCCAAGCTGTCCCGCCGCATCGAATGGCGTATCGCCGACTTCGGCGAGACCTACGCCCAGGCGAAGGAATACGTTCAGAAGGAAAGCGTCGCCGGCCCCGCCGTCTGGGCTGAACTCGACGCCATGTTCGCCGGCCGCTAACCAGGAGACCCGCCGCTATGTCGTACCTCGTCACCCTCGAAAAAGACGGCCGCCGTAAGCGCGCCCTCGTCACCGCCGCCCATTCCGCCGACGCTGTCGCGCAGGCCGAAAGCCGGAACCCCGGCTGGCGCGCCGTCGACTGGCAGTAGGAGACCCGCAGCCATGACCACGACCGCCGCCCTTCGCGGCAAGCCGTACCGGACCGACGAGCCCTCGACGACCGAGGGCTGGGTTCTCCTGTCGAACGCGACGAAGTCGCACTATGTACGCAACGGCCGAAGCCTCTGCAAAGCCTGGGCGTACTTCGGGACCCGGTTCAGCGCGAGCGGCTGGGTCGGCGTTGAGTTCTGCGCCGCCTGCGAGAAGGTCCGCCATCGCGAAAACCTGGTCGCCAGGTACCGCGCCGAGTTCGAGAGGACGAACGGCCACGGCTGCCAGGTCGAGTACCGCGCCGGCTGGTTCGTCGTGAACGACCGGACGCTGGTCCGCCTGGCCGAGTTCGAACGGATGGTCGCCACGCTGGCGGCCCGCCCCACGAAATAGGAGGTAACGCCGTGACCGTCGTCAACGTCTGCCGCCGTAAAGCAATGTCGGAAGGACAGGCCCGCCTCGCCGCGATTCGCGTCGGCGCGAAGACGGGCGAACGCTGGTACCCCGAATACTGCGCGCCCTGCCGCGCCTGGCATATCACGAAAGCGAAGTAACGAAATGCCCAGTACGTCCTCGCGCTACCCGAAAACCATCGCGGCGATTCGCGCCCACGGCTACCACGGCCGCAGGGCCGAGGCCGTGGCGATTTACCGCCGAAGCCGTTCTATCAGCTGGGCGGCGTACTTCAACGCCTACGCCGAGGGGCAGAACGCCCGCAAGGCCGGCGACCCTTGCACCTGCCCGGAGTGTTCGACGTGAGTCTTCCCGAAGTTCTGTTCGACGGCCATCGCGTTTACCGCAGCCTGCCGCCGAAAGCCCTACAGCGTACGAGCCCCGAGAACGTGGCCGACGTCCTCGACTGCGTCGTTCGCCTGGCGCGCGAGGACGGCGACGACAAGCCCGACGGACTGCCCACGCTGCGCGCGGCCGTCGTGCGCTACCTGAAAGCCGAGCGCGCGCTTCAAGTCGCGATGCTCGACCCGGCCTGGCGCGCTCGTTACCCGACGCTCGCCGGCATCGAATCCCCCGAGGTCCAGGAGAAAACCGCCGCGCGCCTCGCGCTGCGCCTCCTGGCCGAACAATAACCAGGAGACCCCCGCAAATGCCGCTTACCTCTGACCAGAAACGGACCGTCGCGAAGCTCGTCCCGGCCGTGTTCCGCGACTTCACGCCTGGCGCCGCCGTCGGTCCTACCTTCCCGCGAATCGAACGCGCCCTGGCCGCCGCCGTCGAGCGTGGCCGCGTCGTCGTCAGCCTCGAAGGCCCGATTCGCTCGGTCGAATATTTCACGCTCGGGAATGTCGAGGGCGTCCGCGTGTTCGGGCAGACCTTCGACGGCGCCGCGCTCGTCAAGTATTACCGCTTCCTCGCCAGCTGACCCGGAGACCCGAGACCATGAAAAAATTATCTACCGCCGCGCTCGGCTTCGCCGCGCGGTCCCTTTGCGCGATTCGCGGGTACGAGGCCCCGAGCGGCCCCGTCCTGGATAGCGCCCGCCTCGAAATCGAACGACTCGCCCAAGCTGCCGCCGCGTACGAAATGGGCGAGTCGTTCGACCGCTACGTCGGCCAGCGCGCCACGCTGACCCGCGACGTTCGCCTGGGCGACCCCGGCGCGTTCCTGGTCAGCGGCGCCGAAGTTCGGGTCGTGGGCATCGTCGACGACGAGACCTTCTCGGTCGAGCCCGCCGACCTGCCGGGCGATTCCGTGGCCGTGTCCCTGTACGACCTGGCGTTCTTCCCCGAGGAACCCGCCACGGCCGACCCGCACCCCGACGAGGTCGCCCAGGGCGAACGCGTGGTCGGTATGTCGCCGGCCCTGGGCGCGCCCTACGGCGTCGAAACGCTCCCGACCCTGGACCTCGGGGACGCCACGCCCGAAACGCCCCGCCACGGCCCGCAGACGAGCGCCCAGGGCTATACGCCGGCGCGGCCCCTGACCGTCGAGGAAGTCGACCAGCTGGCCGACGTCTGCGCCGAGTACGACGCCGCCAGGCGCAAAGCGGAAACGACCGGCGCGAAGACGGGCGACCGCTACCGGGTCGAGGTCGACGAGCTTCGCGGGCGAATCCTGGCGATGGTCGGCCGCCTGGTCCCGCCCGAGTCCCCGGCCGAACCGTCCGGCACGACCGAGCCCCAGGGGTCCGGCTGCGGCGTCGACGGCTGCGAAGTCTGCGGGGGCTGACGCGATGGGAGACCTTCACGACTTGGCGCAGCGCGCCCGCGACCAGGAGGCCGCGAAAATAGCCGCCGACGAGAACGACGCCGCCAACTGGCGCGCGTTCTGCGCCGCCCTGGACGACTGCCGGGTATCGGTCGTCCTCGAAAACCATCCCGAACACGCCGGCGGCCTGATTACCCAGGAAACCGACGACGTGGTCGATTACTTGCGAGGTTTGACGCCATGACCGAACGCGAACAGTTCGAAGCCTGGTACGCCCAGGACGACCAGGAACGAAGCGGCGATTCCGTCCGTATGTCCGCCGAGTTCGTCGCCAGCCTGCGCGACGGCGACGCCTACGTCGGGGGCGACCATTCCGCCCTGAACAAAGCCTGGCGCGGCTGGCAGGCGAAGCCGGACACGCCGGCTCCTGTCGCCGCGATACAGTTCGCCCTCGACCTGGGTCTGGAAGCGACGGTTTTCCTTTCCCTCTGGAACCACGGCGAGTTCGAAACCATTCGTCGCGAGTTCCCCGAGGCGCCGCCGGAAGTGTTCGAAGGCGCGGACCCGCTCGCCGGCCAGTAATTGACGGCGCCGGCACGACCGGCGATAGTCGAGGCTCCCCCGCCCGAGGGTTTCGGGCATCCAACAACCGACCGAGAGGTACAGCGTATGCGCTACCTGACCGCCGCCCTTCTGGGCTGCCTTCTCGCCCTGACGTCCTTCGCGTTTGCTGGCGCCGTGGTTTCGACCACGCCCGACGGCTACGTCGTGAAGCATGACGCCCAGGGCGCCCACGCTCCCGCACCGCAGGCCGCCGAGGCCCATCCCGACAACGACGGGCGATTGTGCGGCCCCGACCTGGCCGCTACCGCCGCCGGGCGCGCCGCCTGTTCCTACGCTCGCGACCTGAACGACTGCGCGGCCTCGCCCGCCACCTGCGCCGGCCGGGGGTACGGCGCCGCCTACAGTTCACGCGCCCGCCTCGACAGTTAACCGCCTTCCAGGTCAGGAAAAGCCCCGCATCGCCGGGGCTTTTTCTTGCCCGCTCGTTCCCGACGAATGGCAGTCGATAGTTAGTGACGGCGCCGGCACTAACGTAATAAGATTCTTCCATCGAAACGTTAGACGTAAGGGGGAAGCAAAATGGAAATTATCAAAATCGCGACGGGCTGGTTCAAAGTCGAAAACGAAGGCGTCGATACCGGGATTCGCATTTACAACGGCTGCGCCGGTATGTCGGGCCGTGGTTCGAACGTGTACGGCGTCAGCTTCGAAGGGAAGAACGTCCTCGTCGGTTCCCTGGCCCGCGCCAAGCGTTACGCCCTGGAAAAAGCCGCCGCCCTGGTCCCGGCCGCCCCCGCCGAAGAATGGGTCGCCGACGAGAACCCCGACGGCTGGCTGGAAGACGACGTCGCGCGCCGCCAGGCGCGGGCGCGCTAACCGTTCGTCGGCCGGCGTCCGTTAGTTAGTGACGGCGCCGGCACTAACGTAATAAGATTCTTCCATCGAAACCGAGAACAGGGACCGCCGCCATGATGACCGCCCACGACGCCCGCAACGAACGCCACGCCGCGAAGGCCGCCCTCGACGAACGCGCCGCCCGCCGCGAAGCCCCCGCTCGCGCCCTGGCCGAGTTCAACGCCAACGAACGCGCCGCCGCCCTGGCCGATTCCCGCGTCGGCCTCCTGACCAGGAAGGGCCGCGTCGTGGCCTACGCCTTCGCCGGCGCCCAGTACGTCGAAGGGACCGTCGCCCAGGTCCTCGAAGCCCTCAACGCGTAACCAGGAGACCCGCAGCAATGGAACGTTTCGCCCTCGCCCTCGTACTCGCCAGCGTGACCGCGCCGGCCGTCGCCCTGGACGTCCAGGAATGCGTCGGCCTGGCGACCAGGTACGCGACGAACCCCTTCGCCCTGTCCGTCCCGGACCTGGACCGTCTGCGGCTTTGCGCCGCCGAACAAATGGCCCTCGTCATCCAGGAGAAACAGAACGAGCGCGAGGGCCGCGCCATCGAACGCAATTTCGCGCGCCCCCTGCGCGACGCCGAATAACCAGGAGACCCGCAGCTATGACCGCAGAACGTACCATGACCCACGAAGCGTTCGTCGACGGAATCCGCGCCGCTGTCCTCGACGCGCTCGACGCCCACGTCGTCGAACTGACCGGGGGCGCCGTGAAGCTGGGCGCCACGGACGCCGACCTTTCCGACCTGTTCCCGACCCTCGACCGCCACGCGCGGAAGCTGGTCGAGCGTATCAACGCCGCCGAGCCCTGCCCGGTCGCCATTACCCCCGAGGAAGCGTGACCATGTTCGACGAACATAACCTGACGCCCAGCGCGGCCCGTACCTTCCTTCGCCGTATGCGCCTGGGCGAACGCCGCGTGTACCTGGCAGTCGCCCAGCGTGGCGTTCGCCCGCATGAACCCGGCGCCAGCAAGGACCAGGCGAAGGTCCCCGACGGCGGGTATTACGTCCCGGTTCGCGGCGCCGTCCCCGTCCCCCGGTCGGTCGCGCTCGAATACCTGGCCGAAGCGTACGACGACCCCGCCGTTCTGGTCCGCGTGGCCGTGGGCGATACCTGCGTCGTCGTGGGGAGGGCGTGACCGTGGATTCGCTCGAAAAAGTAAACGCCCTGATTTGCGACCTCGGGATGATGGCCGACGCCCGCGACGTCGCCACGCGCGAACCGCTGGCCCTCGCCGACGTTCAACGCCTGGCGCGGTCGCACCTGGTCACGGCTGGCGCCCTGTACGAAGAACTCGCCCAGGTCGCCGGCATCCTTCGCCAGCTGGCCGACGACGGCGTCGAGAACAGCCGGGACCCGCGAACGCTTCAAGCGCGCCACGCGCTGCGGATTCTTTACCGCCTGCCGACGAACGGTTAGTGACGGCGCCGGCACTAACGGATAGTATTACTTCCATCGAATCGTTAGTTACCGAGGGCAGCAAAATGAACAACGAATTTAGCGTGAACCAGATTGTTAAGGGCGTCGTCTGCGGTACCTTCGTTATCCTGGGTTTCCGTAACGACCTGGGTCCCGAAACGTACGCCCAGCTGAAAGTCGTCGACCCCACGACCGGCCGCGCTGCCGGCGGCGAACTGGCCCTTCCCCTGACCGCCCTCAAGGCCGCGTAAGCGGCCAGGCCCAGGAGACCCGCAGCCATGACGAACAAGAACGCCGAAATTTCCCTTCGTATCGCCCGCCTCGTTTCCGCCGGCGCGTCTGTCCAGGCCGCCGTCGACGAGGTCCTGGGCGCCGGGACGTACGCCAAGCTCGCCGCCGACCTGTACGACGGCCTCAACGCTCGCGCCGCTGCCACGGCGACCCGTCAGTAACCAGGAGGACCGGCCGAGCGCGACCCGCCGCAATGAAAAACCCCGCCGAAGCGGGGTTTCTTTTTGGCCGGCTTTCCCGGCCGCGTGGCATGGCTGCAAACCCTCGGGGCTCGTCCAGGTACCAACAAAGCGCCCCCAGCGTACGCCCGGCCCTGGGAGGCCGTCAACGAGCCCCACCACGACGCGAACGGCGTCTTCCCGTCCCGAGGTAGCGGCAGGCGGCCAGCGTCACGACTCGCGCCCCTTGCGGCATTCGCAACAGCCGCCATTCGCCACGAACCGCCAGCCCGTATGCCCACGGCTGCAAGGCTCGCCCGTCCGGTACCGCGTCAGGCCGCGCGCCAGGGCGTCCGCCTTCGTCACCACGGCGTCGGCGTGGATGCCGGCCCACGCGCTCGACTGGCTGCGCCGGCCGTCCCCCGAGGGCAACGCCAGGCCCCGGGCGCGAGCCCTGGCGACCGCGTCACGACACGCCAGGCAACGTCGCGAGGCGATATCGGTCCGGCGGATATGGGGGCCGCCCTGGCAGACGAGCCCGAACTGGGGGTCGCCGCCGTAGAAGTACGACACGCCCGCCTCGACCGCCTCCTGGGGCGACAGTGGGAACGGCTCGGGCATTCCCGGCATCCCCTGGCGGAAAAGCTCGACGGTCAGGCCGACCGAACGCAACAGGCAGCCTAGGCAGGTTCGACCGTCGTCGGTATAGCGGACCTTCGGACCCGGCTCGGGGCAGGACGTACAGCCGGCCAGGTCAACGAAGCGCGACAGGCCCAGCGCCAGCGATTCGTCGCAGCTGGTCGGGAACGGGTAGAACGCCCCCGTCGAGGGGTCCCGGTACATTTTCGACATTTCTAACGCCTCCTGTTAGTTAGTCCGTTAGTTTAGCAGGCTATCGAAGCGGCGGGTACCCCGCACCCTACCCAGTCGTTCGGGGTGGCCTCAAACCCAGACGGGGCGCGGCTTCCAGAGGTTTTACCCCAGTACCCCGCACTCGCCATACTCCCCCGCCGCCGTTCCGAGATACGTTAGTTAGATACTAACTGTTAGTACATACCGCTTCCTTCTAGTTTTATATTTATTAGGGGTATTGGGGGTAAATATAAAGAATATATAAGAGAATCAAGGGTTTAAAGATACCCCGAACTTAGGGGTAAATAGGGGGTACTCCGGGGTAACATTGCGGGCCCCTCGGTTCCGTCGTAGGCTCGGCCCCATTACGGCTAGTTTTTGTGGGTTCCCCATGCTGACGGATAAACAAGAAAAGTTCGCGCTCGGTCGCCTGGCGGGTCTGACCAGGACCGACGCCTATCGCCAGGCGTACGACTGTTCGGGGATGAAGCCGAAAACGGTCTGGGCGGAAGCGTCGTTACTGGACAAGAACCCCGAGGTCGCCGCGTGGATTGCCGAACGCAAAAAGGCCGCGCTCGAAAAGGTAGAAATCCAGGTCGCCGACGTTCTGCGCGAATTGTGGATGGTCGCGACCGCTGACCCGAACGAACTCGTTCACGTTCGCCGGAATTGCTGCCGGTACTGCTACGGCTTCGACTTCCGGTATCAGTGGCGCGACCTCGACGAGTACGGCGCCGCCTGCGAACGCGCCATCGCGAACGACCAGGCCCCGCCCGAGTTCGACGGCGGCGACGGCTTCGACGAACGCCTGGACCCGAACCCCGACTGTCCGCGCTGCCAGGGCGACGGCGTGGCCGAAGTCGTGGTCGCTGATACCCGCCGGGTTCACGGCTCGGCGCGTCGACTCCTGGCCGGCGTGAAACAAACGAAGGACGGCATCGAATTGAAGTTTCGCGACCAGGACGCCGCGCTTCGGGATATCGGCCGGCATTTGGGAATGTTCAACGACAAACTTCACCTTCCGGGGATGGGCGCGAACGCCGCCGGCGCGATTCCCGATTCGGCCACGGTCGAGGGCGTCGACGCGTCCACGGCCGCGCGCATCTACCGCGACGTAATGGGCTGACCGATGCCGCTCCCGTACCCCTTCGACTGGAACGCGCCCGACTATGCCGCCGTGTACGCCTGGCGGCTCGAACGCCTGCGCCGCATTCGCGCCAGGGCAAAGGACGACCCCGCGTTTCTGCCGGCCCTGAAAGCCTATTACCGCGACAATATCGCCCAGTTCGTTATCGACTGGGGCGTGACGTACGACCCGCGAAATATCGGGACCGCGCTCCCGGCCGTAATGCCTTTCGTCCTGTTCCCAAAACAGGAAGAATTGATAAACGAAATTCTCGGTCACTGGCGCGATAAAAAACCGCTCCTGGTCGAGAAGACTCGCGACGCCGGCGCCTCGTACTGTGCGGTCGCCCTGTCCTGCGCGATTTGCCTTTTCTACCCTGGCGCGGTTATCGGCTTCGGCTCGCGCAAAGAAGAATACGTCGACAAGCTGAACGCCCCGAAGTCGCTGTTCTACAAAGCCCGCATGTTTATGCAGTATCTACCGGCCGAGTTCCGGGGGACCTGGGACGCTGCGAAACACGCGCCGCATATGCGAATCATGTTCCCCGAGACCGGGTCGGTAATCACTGGCGAGGCCGGCGACAATATCGGGCGAGGCGACCGAACCTCGCTGTACTTCGTCGACGAGTCGGCGCACCTGGAACGCCCGCAGCTGGCCGAGGCGTCGCTGTCCGCGACGACCGATTGCCGCGTCGATATTTCCTCGGTTAACGGAATGGGGAACGTCTTCGCGCAAAAGCGGCATTCGGGAAAAATCGACGTCTTTATCTTTGACTGGCGCGACGACCCGCGCAAAAACGAAGAATGGTACGCGAAGAAAACGGACGAACTCGACCCGGTCACAGTCGCCCAGGAAATCGACCGCAACTATTCCGCCAGCGTCGAGGGCGTCCTGATTCCGTCCGCCTGGGTCCAGGCTGCTGTCGGCGCCGCCGAGAAGCTGGGCATTACCCCGAGCGGTACCAGGAAGGGCGCGCTCGACGTGGCCGACGAGGGCAAGGACAAGAACGCTTTCGCCGCCCGCCACGGCGTCGCCCTGACTCACGTCGAGCAATGGTCGGGCAAGGGCGACGACATTTTCGAGACCACGGCCCGAGCGTTCCGCCTTTGCGACGACCTGGGGCTGGCGTCGTTCCAGTACGATAGCGACGGGCTCGGCGTGGGCGTCCGTGGCGACGCGCGCATACTGAACGAGACCAGGACCCGGAAGGTCGAGGCCGTGGCGTACCGGGGAAGCGGGGAGGTCATCGGCCCCGACAAGCCCGTCGAGACCGCGACCGCCGAGGCCGGCCGGACCAGCGACACGCCCAGGACGAACAAAGACTTTTTCGCGAACCGGAAGGCTCAAGCCTGGTGGTCCCTGCGGGTCCGGTTCCAGCGGACGTACCGCTGGGTCGCGAAGGGTATCCCCTGCGACCCTGACGCGATTATTTCCCTCGACCCGAACCTGGCCGAACTGTCGGCCCTGCAATCCGAACTGTCCCAGCCGACCTACTCGACGAACGGGGCGGGTAAAATCATCATCGACAAGGCCCCCGAGGGCGCCAAGTCGCCAAACCTGGCGGACGCGGTTACGATAGCCTTCGCCCCCGAGGAAATCCGCCGTCGCGGCTTCCTGGACCTATAGGAGCGTATCCCCATGTTTAAGCGCCTTTTCGTGGCTGTCCTCGCCTACCTGGCAAGCCTGCGCCGGGACGATGAACCGCCGCCCCCGGCCGCGCCGTCGGACCCGGACCGCGACGAACTGTTCGGCCCCCTGGTACGCCGGCGGAACTTCTCGACCGACCTCCCCGGCCGCGCCTATGGCCGGAACGAACTCGTCGCCGCCGTCCAGGCCGCCACGTTCCAGAAGACGACCGACCATTTCCGCGCCATCGACGGCGCGTTCGCGATGGACGCCCTCGAAGACTTCAAGGCGGCGTTTCAAATGAACGGGAACGGAATGTCGGATATTCAGCTTTCGTTCTTCGCGTCCCAGGCGTTTATCGGCTTCCAGTCGTGCGCCATGCTCGCGCAGAACTGGCTGATTATGAAAGCGTGTTCTACGCCGGCCCGCGATGCGGTCCGCGCCGGGTACGACCTGACCGTGAACGACGGGACGAAAATCGGCCCCGACGTCCTGGCCGAAATCCGCCGCTTCGACAAGCGGGTCGCGCTGCGAAAGAACCTTCGCGAGTTCGTCACGCTCGGGCGCGTCTTCGGGATTCGCGTCCTCCTGTTCGACGTGGTCTCGACCGACCCCGAGTATTACCAGAAGCCGTTTAACCCGGACGGCGTCACGCCAGGCAGTTATCGCGGTATGGTGCAAATCGACCCGTACTGGATGGCGCCCGAACTGTCCGGCGAGGCTGCGTCGAACCCGACGTCGAAGGGCTTTTTCGAACCGACGTTCTGGAACATCAACGGCCGCCGCTACCATAAATCGCACCTGGCAATATTCCGGGGCGACGAGGTTCCCGACATTCTGAAACCGACGTACCTTTACGCCGGCCTTTCGGTCCCCCAGAAAATTTACGAACGCGTGTACGCCAGCGAGCGGACCGCGAACGAGGCGCCGCAGCTGGCCCTGACGAAGCGGACGAACGTCCGAAAGGTCGACGTCGACAAGGCCGTCGCGAACCCCGAGGCGTTCGAGGAAAAGCTACAGGCCGCCGCGTACTACCGCGATAACTACGGAATCCAGGTTATCGGGCTCGACGAGGAATCGACCCAGCTAGATACGTCGCTGTCCGACCTCGACGTCGTGATAATGACCCAGTACCAACTCGTCGCGGCGGCGGCGAACGTCCCGGTTACTAAGCTCCTGGGGACCACGCCGAAGGGCTTCAACGCGACGGGCGAGTTTGACGAAGCGAGCTATCACGAAGAACTCGAAAGCATCCAGGAACACGACCTGTCGCCGCTCCTGGAACGCCACTATTTGCTGACGGTCCGTTCGCATATCGCGCCGAAGTTCAAGGTCCAGCCGTTCGAAGTCGACGTCGCCTGGAAGCCGCTCGACGCCATGACCGCCGCCGAACTGGCCGACGTCAATCTGAAAAAGGCGCAGACCGACCAGGCATTGCAGGCGGTCGGCGCCATCGACGGCGAGGACGTCCGCGCGCGTATCACGGCCGACCAGGACAGCGGGTATTCCGGCCTCGCTGCGGCCACGCCCGAGGAACTGCCGCCCGAGGACGAAGACGACGAGCCCGTCGCGCCGGCAGGCGACCAGGAGGGCGCGGCGCCGGCCACGAATGCCGCGATACAGAACCTTTCCGGGAAGCAATTCCAGGGCGTCGCGCGCATCATTCGCAACTACTCGAAGGGCGGCCTCTCGCGCGCCCAAGCGGCCGTCATGCTGCGTTCGGGGTTCGCCCTGAACGACCAGGAAGTCGGCGAACTTCTCGGGGAGGCGGCCAGCAATGCCGAAGCCGATTAAGGGCGGGACGCTCGAACATAACGCTTCGGTCGGCGCCAAGTACGCGAACGCCCTCGAAGCCCTGGTTCGGATGATGGTCACGGAAACGGAACGGGAGGTTAAGAACCTGTTCCGGTCCGACGTGGCCGCCGAACACGCCGCCGCGATGGTCGGGGATGCCAGTATCGCCAGCGAGGCCCGGAAGCTGACCGCCAAGCTCGCGAAAAAGTTCCAGTCCCATTTCGCGAAGCGGGCGAAGGAACTCGCCGAACGGATGGTCGCGAACGTCGACAAGGTCTCGAAAACGGCCCTGTCCGCCAGCCTGAAAGCGGCCGGCGTCGGCCTGGCCCTCCCGGCCGACAGCCTCTCGGGACCCCTGGCCGCCATCGTCGAAGCGACGGTCGTCCAGAACGTCGACCTTATTCAATCTATTGCCAGCCAGTACCAAACTAGGGTACAAGGCGCGGTAATGCGTTCGATTACGTCAGGCGGCGACCTTCAAAGCCTGACCGACGAACTCGGCCAGATTCGGGGCGTTACCCAGAGGCGCGCGAAGAACATCGCCCTCGACCAGACCCGAAAGGCGTACAACGGAATTAACCGGGGCCGGATGCTCGCCCTCGGGATTAAAAAATTCGAATGGGTCCATTCGGGAGGCGGCCAGAAGCCCCGCCCGGACCACGTCGAAATGTCAGGCAAGATTTACAGCTTCGACAAGCTGCCCGTAATCGACGAGAAGACGGGCGAGCGCGGCATACCCGGCCAGGCGCCGAACTGCCGCTGTCGAATGGTTCCGGTTCTGGAATTTGAAGGGGGCGGCGACGATGCCGGCGAATGAGGTCCAAGCGTACACCGCGACAGGCGAAAGCCTGGGCGTCCGCGCCGCCGGGATTCGCTACCAGACCCCCGACGGCCGCGTTCTCCTGGCGCGCCGCGCGGCGACCGCGTCGGACTACCCCGGCCACTGGGCGTTCATCGCCGGCGGCGTCGAAGCCGGCGAAACCCCGGTCGCTGCCGCCGTCCGCGAATCCCTGGAAGAAATCGGCCGCGCTCCCGAGACCCTGCCGAAGTTCCTCGAAGTCGACACGGGCTTCGCGCTGTTCGCCGTGGAGACCGAGCCCTTCGAACCCACGCTGAACCACGAACACGACGCGGCCGAATGGGTCGCGCCCGACGCGCTCCCGTCCCCGCTTCACCCCGGCGTCGCGCGTCAGCTTGGCGTGGTCGCCACGGCGGAAGACTCGGCCCGGACGTCGGACGCGAACGGCTGGTTCGAGGTCCAGGGGAACCCCATTTCGAAGGCCGGCGTCTTCCCGTACCTGGGGCGTTCGATTCGCGTCGCGCCCGATATGCCGCAGCCGGACCCGGCGCGCGCGTACAACGTGTACCGCCCGGCCGAAGAACTCGCCGACCCGGCCTGTATCGAATCGTTCCGCCTGATTCCCTGGACCGATGAACATACCATGTTGGGACCCGAGTCCCTGGGCATGACGCCGGCCGAGCGGAAAGGCGTCCAGGGCGTTATCGGCGAGAACGTCTATTTCGACGGCGAGTATCTGCGCGCGAACATTAAGTGTTTCGCCGAAGCCCTCGCCCAGCTTATTCAGTCGGGGAAGCGCGAGCTTTCCGCCGGCTACCGTTGCGTATACGAGTACGCCCCCGGGGTCGCCCCCGACGGGACCGCGTACGACTATGTGCAACGCCGTATCAGGGGGAACCACGTCGCCCTGGTAGACGAGGGCCGTTGTGGTCCCGAGGTCGCCGTTCTCGACGAGGCGGTCGACTTTTTTACCTTCACCTTCGATGCCCAGGAGGCTACGGCTATGCCGGACGAACCGAAGAAAACCATCGACGTCAATTCGCTGACGGTCGCCGAGTTCCTGGCGCTGTCGAAGGAAATGGCGCCGATTCTCGCCCAGCTGCAAAAGGAACCGGACGGCGACGAGCCCAAGCCGGCCCCCGCTGCCGCTGACACTGACCCGGCCGCTACCCCGGCCGCAAACCCCGACGAGGACACGCCCACGATGGACGCTCGCGACAAAGAACTGGCCGACCTGCGCGCCCAGGTCGCCGCCTTGACTGCCAAGCCTGACGCCGCCGCCATCCTGGCCGACCGTCGCGCCGCCGCCGCCCTGGCTTCCGACCTGTCCCGCCATATCGGCACCTTCGACCACGCCGACAAGTCCCTGGCCGAAGTCGCCCAGTACGGCGCCGAGAAGCTGGGTATCGCCTGCGACGCCGCCGAAGCCGTGGCCGTCGTGAAGGGCTACCTCGCCGGCGCGAAGCCCCAGGCCCCCGCCGTTGCGGTCGGCCAGGATTCCGCCCCCACCGCCGGCGGCGCCGTCGCCGCCTACCTGACCCCGCAGGAGTAACCGACCATGACCTTCCAGTCTTCCGTCGCCGCCCGTATGGGCTTCGGCATCGTCGGCGAGTTCTTCCTGGATGGCGCGCGCCGCGTACAGCCCGCCCTCCTGGATTCGTCCGCCGCCGCCCTGAACGTCTTCGGTTCCGCCTTCACCGTGAAGGCCGGCGCCGATGGTCTGCCGGGTTCCGTCCTGACCGCCGAAGCTGGCGGTACGGGCGTGTTCGGCGGCATCCTGGTGAACCCGAAGGCCCACGCCAGTTACGGCACGTCGGCCGGCGGCCCCCTGGCCCCGTCCCTGACCCTGCCGAACGACGTCGTCGCCGAGCTTTGCACGAACGCCCCGGGCGTCGTCGTGTCGCTGCCTGGCGCGGCGAATGTCGGCGACCAGGTCGAGTTCGTCCAGGCCGACGGCACCCTGAACGCTATCGCCCCGGGCGCCGCTGCGACGGCCGGGTCTACCATCATCGCGGGCGCCCGCGTGGAACGCTACGACGTGGCCTCTGGCCTCGCCGTCGTGTCCCTGAACGGTTAACAGGAGTAACAGACCATGACCGCATCCCTTACCCGTTCCCATATCGGCGCCCGCCAGGTCCGCCCGCTGCGCGACTTCCCCGTCGCCCAGGTCAACGACCTGCGCCAGCTGGGTATCGGCCTCGACGAAGCCGTCGCGCGCCGCCTGAACGCCGCGTACTTCGAAGCCTCTGGTATGGACAGCCTCGCGGCTTCCGTGACCTCGGCGTCGATGCCGACCCCCGTCCAGTTCTTGCAGACCTGGCTGCCCGGCTTCGTCGCCGTCATTACCCAGGCCCGCAAAATCGACGAACTCGTCGGCGTGACCACGGTCGGCAGCTGGGAAGACGAGGAAATCGTTCAGGGCGTGATGGAAGCCCTCGGCCAGTCGACCCCCTACGGCGACGCGACGAACGTCCCCCTCTCGTCCTGGAACCTGAACTTCGAGCGCCGGACCGTGGTCCGCTTCGAGGAAGGTATGAGCGTCGGCAAGCTGGAAACCGCGCGTTCCGCGAAGGTCCGTGTCGACAATGCCGCCCAGAAGCGCGCCGCCGCCGCCCTGGCCCTGGAAATCCAGCGTAACCGCGTGGGCTTCTACGGCTACAACGACGGCGCCGGCCGGACCTATGGCTTCCTGAACGACCCGAACCTTCCCGCGTACGTCGGCGTCGCCGGCGGCACCTGGTCGACGAAGACGTTCCTGCAAATCACGGCCGACCTGCGCGCCGCCTTCGCGGCCCTGCGTACCCAGTCCGGCGATATCATCGACCCGATGGCCGCCCAGACGACCCTCGCTGTCGCGACCGCCTGCGTCGACTTCCTGACCGTTACCAGCGACTTCGGTATCTCGGTCCGTGACTGGCTGACCCAGACGTACCCGCGCTGCCGCGTCGTGTCCGCGCCGGAACTGAACGCCGCGAACGGCGGCGCGAACGTGTTCTACCTGTATGCCGAGACCGTCGACGACGGCGCCTCGACCGACGACAACCGGACCTTCGTCCAGGCTGTCCCGGCGAAGTTCCAGGTCCTCGGCGTCGAGGTCCGCGCGAAGGCAACTGTCGAGGACTACAGCAACGCGAGCGCCGGCATTCTGTGTAAGCGCCCGTACGCCGTGGTCCGTCGTTCCGGTATCTAACCGAGGAAAACCCCCAAAATGTCCAGCAAATTCGTTTTTGTGTTCTCGACCCTGTCGGCCCCGCAGCTGTACCAGAACTGGAAGGAAGGCGCCGCCGACCTCCCGGTTCCGGCGGGCGACCCCGTCCGTATCGAAGGCGGCGCGAACGTCGCTTCTCGTAACCTGGTCACGCCGCGCGGCGTCGTGACGAAGGTCACGGAAGAACAGTACGCGTACCTCCTGGAAAACCGCCACTTCTGCGAACACGTCGAAAACGGGTTCATCGAAGTGAAGGAAGCGAACGAGGACGCCGACAGGGTCGCCGCGAACCTGGAAGGCAAGGACAAGTCCGCCCCGCTGACCCCGGGCGACTATCCCGCTACCCAGGCCGGCGCCAAGCCGGCGAAGAAGGACAAGTAAGGGGGCGCCGCCGTGGCCCAGATTACGCTCGACCTGCCGCAGTTCCGCGAACGCTTCCCGGCGTTCGCGAACGCGACCGTCTACCCCGACGCAAAGGTCGAAGCGTTCTGGGACACGGCGACACTTTACATTTCCGCCAAAGATTACGGGGACCTGCGGGGCGACGCCCGGCAGCAAGCCCTAAACGCTTTGACCGCCCACCTTCTCGCGCTGTCGGATATCGCCGCGCGCGGCCAGGTCCCGGGCGTGGTCACGGCGTCGACCATCGACAAAATTTCGGTTTCCCTGTCCGTCATGCCCGCGCGTAACGCCTGGGCGTGGTGGTTCTCACTGACGGCCTACGGCCAGCAATGCCTCGCGCTCCTGCAATCGCGCAGCGTGGGCGGTATGTACCTCGGCGGGTCCCTGACCCGGGCGGCCTTCCGTGGCCCGGGGGGCGGCTTTGGCGCGTATTAAGCGGCAGCCGGGACCCCAGGGCGGCGCCGAGACCGTCGCGCGCCTCCTGGCCGAAGTCGACGGCGTTCGCGGGAAGGTCGGGTTCTTCGAGGGGTCCAAGTACCCCGACGGGACCCCGGTCGCCTATGTCGCCGCGATACATGAGTTCGGCAGCAAATCCCAGGGCATCCCCGCCCGCCCCTTCCTGCGGCCCACCATAGCGCAACAGACGGCCGCCTGGCGGGCGTCTATCAAGCGGGGCGCGAAGGCTATCACGGCCGGGACCCTGACCCCGGCGCAGTTTATGGACGCCCTCGTTCAGCTGGCGGCCGGCAACGTGGCGCAGACCATCAGCAAGCTACAGACTCCCGCCCTCGCCGAAGCGACGGTCGCGGCCCGCCTGCGCGGGTACGCCGACCAGCAAACGGTCGGGAACCTGACGAAACCGCTCGTTCATACGGGCATCTTGATAAACGCCGTTACCGGCGTCGTCGAGGCGTGACCATGTATTCCGGCGCCCAGCTTCTCGGCCTCGCCCAGTCGGCTATCGGTACCGAGACCGTCGACCTCCTGCGGTTCGCGTCCCGCACCGCGAACGCGGCCGGGAAGCTCGTCGCGACCTATGCCGCCGCGACCCCCATCGTCTGCAACTTCCAGCCCGTCCCGCGCTCGCTGTTCGCCCAGTACGGGCTCGACTTTAACCGCGAATACCGGACCCTCGTCGTCGCGAACGACGTCGGGGATATCCAGCGGGGCGACGACGGCGACCTGGTCCAGTTTGGCGGGCGCCGCTTCCAGGTCACGTCGATAACGCCCTGGTTCACGACCCAGGGGTATACGGTCGCCGTCTGCGTCGACGTGGGGGCCGCGCCGTGAACGATAACGCGCTGTTCGCCGTCGTCCGCCAGCTGTTGCTCGACGCCTTCGCCGCCCAGGGCGTCAGCCTGCCGGGCGGCGTCATCCAGGCGAACCAGACGAAGCGCCACGGCGTACAGGACGCCGCGACCCTGTATTTCTTCAAGGTCTCGTCGCGGCGCCTGGGCGGCGTCCAGGTCGCCAGCGTCCCGGCCGTGTCCGGCGTCGACGAGACCTCGCGACAGCAATACGAAACCGTCGTACAGTTCGAGGCGTGGGTACCGCAGACGGACAGCGCCACGGAACGGACCGCCGCCGATTATGTCGAGCTTGCGGCCGATATCCTGGCGACCCCGTCGAGCGTGGAGAAGCTGGCCGCCCAGGGCGTCGGCATCCTGCGGATTACCGAGGTTCGGAACCCGTACTTCGTCGACGACCGCGACCAGAACAGCGCGAGCCCGTCGTTCGACCTGACGCTGACGCACAAGCGCGCGATTACCACAAACGGCCCCGGCGTCGACCATATCGAAGCCGGACATTTCCAAGTGTGACCAGGGGAACCCGCAATTATGGCCCTCGACCGAAAGATTTACGTCCGTATCGGCAGCCTCGGCAGCGACCGCCAGGCGGACAGCTGTTGCGTATTGCTGTCCGCCGCAGTTACCGACCTCGACGCGCGCGTTTCCACGCTCGAAGCGACGGTTTCGAATATCCTCCCGACCGTCGAGGCCGCCGCCGACGCCGCGACCGCTGCCGCCGCCACCGCCACCGCCATCGTCGTCATCAGCATCGTCATCATCATCATCATCATCATCATCATCAGCAGCAGCATCATCAGCGGCATCAGCAGCATCGTCATCATCATCATCATCATCATCATCATCATCGTCATCATCAGCATCATCGTCATCATCATCATCAGCATC